CCTTCGGTTGTCTTGGAGGCGGTCTCGTGGGTTCTGAATGATGGGCATCCATGTCTGCCCAGAACGCAGCTGCGTCGCGATCGGCACCGCCACGACGCCGGCGAGTACGTCTACCTCCTTCTTCGGGCCCCACCCCCCGTTCCTCTGGCCTCATCGGTCGTATTGCCGTCCCTCTTAATCTCGGATCGAGTTGATGTTTCAATCCATTCAAGATCCGCATGATGTCCGTCTTTTCCACGGGAGGATTTTTCAGAAGCTGTTGGTCGGCTAGAGGTATTTGGTCTCCTGCCTCTAGAAGACGTTCGTAATTCTCGTTAGTCATTAGGTCCTCCCATTCTAAGCCAAACATCCGATTTACTTCAGCTAATGTAAGTGGTCCCCTTGACATTTACATTCTAGCAATAAAAACAATGAAGAACGTCGGATTGAACAAACTACCGGTTGTCAAAGGACATATCGTCAACTTAACTGTCAACCTGGTTGCCATTGCTATTTTTTACGTGTTCTTAGGCGGCCTACTGTCATGGTCGATGTGGTATGTGTTTCCCGATTTTGACAAAGAATGGGAGAAGCAATCACTGATCTACAAGACGTTTGACGTTGCGGCAGAAATCTCTATAATTATCATCGTTGCGTTCTGGATGACATACTTTGTTCATTCATGGGTTCCTATTCTGCCAGTCACGAGTCAGCTCGAGGGGTATATTGAGTCCTTTGGCGGTCAAATGATCTTTGTCTATGCCGTATTTGTATTTCTCTCAAACCTCGATGATAAACTCAAGTGCGTATACCACACTGCATTCGGCACAAAGGAATCTTCATGAATGACGGAATATAGAAGTGGTGATATCGTCTAGTGGTTAGGACATGGGACTTTGAATCCCGGAACCTCGGTTCGATTCCGAGTTTCACCAAAAAATCCTCTCGCAGAATAACTAAACAACAAAATGTGGATGAAGCTTCTGTTCCACGCTGCCCTGTTCTATGCGTTTATCCCCGGCGTGCTCGTCCGTCTCCCCCCGGGTGGAACGACGATGACAGTGAACCTCACGCACGCCGTTCTCTTTGCCGTCGTCTGCCGCCTCGCCTGGAGCCAGGTGTTCCCCCGCCGCTAGGCTAAAATGGATTTGTTTAGCTTAGAAATCTAGAAATACCCCCAAACAAAATGCCTTCCACTCACCACTGCATCGTCATCGACTGCGACATCGAAGTCGACGACGAGAACATGATCTGCCCCAACCACGCCTGGTGCCCCGGCTGCGACATCGAGATCTTCGGGATCGAGTGGTGTACCAACTGCTGGCTCGACCGCCACGGGTTCGAGTCGCCTAATGTATCCCCGGGCATTTGCTGGGACTGTGGAGTCCAGATGCCCTCGCCAGAGGACGAGACGTGCTACAAGTGTTACGCTGCACGCACCATTCAGATCTGGTGGCGCAAGTGAATCGCGCAAAATGGATTTGACAACAACAAAACTTTTTACATTGGGTCAAAATGCTTAACTACACACAACTCGGTTTCACTCTCGAGCAGAACGTCCACCTCCAAGATGCTGAGTTCATCCTCGAGCGCGAGTGTCTCTGGGACTGGCTGAAGAACGCCGACTTGGGCGATCTCGACGCAAATGAGATGTCCATCATCGGTCATCACATGAAGATCCGTCACACGGAGACATCCTTCATCGACACGATGAAGGTCATGCAGCAACTCGCAAAGTTGGGGGTTGACGAGTTCTTCACCATGTACCTTGGCCAGATCATTGGGCCTGAGTATAAAGCTAAGGAGGTTGTTCAGCGTACGCCGGAGATGGACCAGAAGGTTCTGGCGGCATACAAGAAGCTCGGGCCGTTCCAGAAGGCCCCGCCGTGGATCACGGAGTACATCACACTCTACCCCGGGATCGTCAACCCTGTGTGAAGATGTGGTTGACTGCAGGGTGTTTCTGAAACTGCGCCAAATTCGTCCAAGCAAGATGCTCTCGGAACTGTCGTTCATTAGGGTGAAGCGGAAACTCCCGAGGGTAACAACTTTTTAAATCCTGAAACGCCTCTGCCTCATTGAGCGCATTCTGTTGTCGTAGAAACATCAGAATCTGATCAAGCTTATTCCTTTTTTGCTCATCATTCAGCTGCTTAAAGTTGACGTAAAACTGCTCCATACTTTCAATGAGTATGTTCAGTGTAAGTAATGGAGGTCACCCCACGACCTGTCATTGAGGTTGATGACCTAGTGAAACATAATTGGCCTAAAATTGACTGGTATTTTATGACCAGTGAACGTTTTGAATTGATCGTTGAAATGTTCCGCCAAACACAGCGAAATTTACTCATTGCTCATGGCGTTCTGGGGGAAGCCAACGACCCCGATCCAACCGAAAAGTATTACATCTTCTTTTGCTTGCGATGACGACTAGCCCTGCTCATGCGACGACGAGAACGGGAACGGCGGTGGCGCCGGCCAGTGCCGGCTTGGCCGCGGGACACCCAATTTTCGTTAGGAGCGGATTCCTTCAACAGCGCTAAGCTTACGCGCCATTCTGCCGCGAGCGGCTGAGGATCAAGCACAACTCCGGTCTCAGTAACCTCAATAACCTTTCCGTCGGGGTACTCCTTGTAATAGCGATTTTCCGTGGGCATTTATATGAAAGGACTAAAAAAAATAGTCCCAGAGGAAATTGACTATCCGGCCAAAATGGATTTATTCTCATCAGAAAATGAGAAAAGCCCCCAATGTCGTCCATCATGTCTACCCCCCAGCACACTTTCTTCTGCTCCAACGACGAGTGCGGCAACGTCGCTGCATGGGAGGGCGGCCTCTGCATGTCCTGCCCAGACCCCGACGCGGCGGGCTGGATGCTCTGTCGCCGCTGCGAGGAGTACTGTGAGCTCGACGACTTTCCGTCGCTCGACGTCGAGATCTGCCGCCAGTGTGCCACCTGCTGCGAGGCCGCACCACCTGGCTGCGAGGACTGTGGCGAGGAGTATTCCGTTGGTCTCGGACTGGACCCGACGCGATGCCCTCGCTGCGTCCTGTCGGCACATTACCCGTGTATGGGTGACCGCAGCTCCGTGACGTCTCCGATTCCGGAGCCGCCTGCGGTGATTCGCGGGCCCCTCTACTACTCCGAATCCATATCCATCTGTGACGAGTGCGACAGAAGTGAGCGTGGCTACGACGAGGACTGTACGTATCCACCGCCCGCCGAGTCGCTCGAGGACTCGCTCGAGGCCATCGCGCGCATCAAGGAGAAGATGGAGACCTTCCTGACTCTGAGTCAGCGAATGCATTGGGAACGCCTACTCAAGTTCCGCGAGGACGAACTTGCCGAGAACGAGGCGGATCGGCAGGCGGGCTACGACCTTGACGACCTCCGCAAGATGGACATCCAGAACCGAAGCGGCTTCTGAGCGGGACGGTCTCTACAAAAAAACTTTTTACATTTGGGGAAAATGAATTTACACCCGAAGATGAGAATGGCAAGTATAATGCTTCCCACTCTCATCTCCAACAATGACTATGTCGATCTCATGGCCGCCGAGGAGCGGGGCAACCGTTTCCGCGAGTCCCTCATGTCGGATGTACTTCGTGACATCCACGACCTCTTCATAAATGCGAACGTTGTCACCCACTTCCGCCGCGCGTTGTTCAATGGTCGCCAAGCGGTTGTGAATCTTCAGATTCCTAGGTGGCGGCACAGTAACAATGTGGAATCCGATGAGGAGATCGACATTCACCAGCTCCTTCTTGATGGAGACGGGTACAATCTCCTTGCCGATCGTCTGGACCATATCCGTCTCGCCTACAATATTGACAATGACACGATTTACTTCAAGCTCACGTTTATTACAGAGGTTGATTAGTCGTCCACACCCTCGGGTGTACGCGACGGTTCGACATGATCTAAATTCACCCATTCCTCCCCTACCGGGGCAATCTCTCCTAGAATCGGCTCCCCCATGGCGTTAGTTTCGACATAATACGTACCGAACTTTTTGAAGTATTTCTTGGCACCGCCACGCTTTTTTGCAGTACGACGTTTCAGTGTTTTCCTCGGCATGGGAAATGGATTTACTATTGGCACGGGGTTTTTATTTATGACGACACCAGGAGATTTCAGCACACTTGACTTCTCCGTTCAAGAGAAGGAGCTTCTAACTGCACTTTACTCCGCGGTCACGGAGCTAAACTACTGGGAGTATATGAAGGGAGAGCCTTCCGGAGGGAACTTTACGTATACTCCCGACATTCAGTTCAGACAGGTTATGGCAAAGGTTGGGACGGGTTATGACCATATCATGATCGGCGTATGTGCTCGCATCATCCAGAGGATCGCGCGGACTGGTTGGAAGGAGTGGGAGCCCATCACGAGCAAACGGACTGAGTTTCTTGCTCTTCCAAACGACATGACACTTACTCAGCAGTTCAGGGCTATTGCCGAGCATCAGAATACGAGGATGACATACGCAGAGATGCGTGAGCGTTTCGGTTAAACAATCCTTGTTGTTCAAATACAATGAGCCGTCTCGAGTTTATGGTTCAACCACCTGCTTGGTTCTATTCGCGAATCCTAGTGGGAGCCGGACGAATGCTCACACCCAGCTTTGTAGCAAAAAATAACATCACTCACGTAATTAACTGTGCGTTTCCTCAAGACTCCCCGGGCTGGTTTCAGCGTACGTACCGGTCTCGGTATATATGCTTGGGAGCCGTTGATGACATCAATGCCAATATTTTACGTTGGTATCCCGCCTTTGAGAATGTGATGTCTCGGATGTTGCGGGAAGGAACGGGCACTGTTTTTGTCCATTGTCAGTGCGGAATCAATCGCTCTGCCTTTTTGAGCCTAACCTATATTGCTAAGAACTTTGGTTTCGAGTATGAAGAAGCTGTCAAGATCCTGAAGAGACAACGTCCGTGTATGTTTACAAATTCAGTCTACATGAAACAAACGAGAGAATTTGTAAATGGATGTGTTCAGAGTGAGAAAGATTCGAGAGTCGAACGCATCGGGGACATCGATGGGGACACTGGACTCAGTTCATCAGGAGCTTGTGCAAGGGATGAAGGAAACCAAGACAAAACAGAACGAACTCACGGACTCATTAAAAGCCCTCCAGCAACAGAGACTGTTACTTGATTCCTCTGCAGAACTCAAAAATATTGTCAAGTGTTCACAACTCGATTCGCAGATTCGCGAGATAGAACAGGAACTAGCACAAACAAATCCGGTCGAAGAATACTATGTGAAAAACATGGATATTTTGATCGATTACTATGGAAAGCAAGATGCAACACATATTTCTGCTCCTGCTCCCAAAGAGGCGAATACGTTCCTCAAGTTCTTTGTCGCGAATGTGCCGACAGTGGACACTGGGTTATCGAAGAAGCAGATGTTCGATGAATTTGTATCGCGTATGAAACTGAGCAATGGACCTGAGGCTACACAACTGCTGACGGAACACTGTACTGCGTGTAATGTAGCTCGTGAAGAAATCAGTTCTGAAGGAATTCTGGTTTGTCCGTCATGTGGTTCGGAAGAGTACGCATTGGTTGTGTCTGACTTTCCGAGTTTTCGTGATCCTCCTAAGGAGCGAAACAATTACGCGTACAAGAAGATCAATCATCTCAATGAGATTCTCAACCAGTTTCAAGCAAAGGAGTCTACGATCATTCCCGAAGAGGTCATGAATGAAGTGGTGATGGAAATCAAGAAACGCAGAATCGACAACATTGCCGATCTGTCAGAGGAGGATATTCGACAGATACTCAAGAAACTCAATCGGTCAAAGTACTATGAACATCGTGCTCATATTCTGAGTCGTCTTAATGGTAACCCCCCTCCTACCATCACGGCCGAAATTGAAGAGAAGATACGTGCCATGTTCCAGGAGATTCAGGCTCCGTTCCTGCTGTACTGCCCCAACGACCGCACGAACTTTTTGAGCTACAGCTACATTCTGTACAAGTTTATGGAACTTCTTGACATGGACGAATACCTACCCTATTTCCCGCTCTTAAAATCACGCGACCGCTTGATCGCACATGACCAAATCTGGTCAAAGATTTGTGAGTATTTACATTGGCAATTTATCCGTTCTGTCTAGCCGATGACGATTTATTCAGAGTCTATGATAATGGCAAGAAGGCCTGATTTTATGGTTACCGCTCTCGCTACAACCAATTGTTCAGGTTGTGTTTTAACTCCTGATGGACAATCGCTTATTTTTACGACTGGCCACGAGGTACGTCGGGTTCCAGTGGGTGGAGGCGCCAGTGTTCAGATAGCAGGAAGGTTGGGAGAGGGCGGTGAGGACGGCTTAGTCACGACGCCGGCGCGCTTCAGGTGGCCTCGAGGCGTTGTCATCAGAGAGGACGGCTCCATCTTCGTCGCAGACGACGGCAACCACCGCATCCGCATGATCTCGCCGGCGGGCGCCGTCACTACCTTCGCCGGCAGCGGCGAGGAGGGTGGAGCCGACGGCGTCGGCATCGCGGCGAGCTTCAGATACCCTTCCGGCCTAACCCTCGGACCGGGCGGCGTCCTGTATGTGTCTGAGAGCCATCGCGTCCGCATGATCTCGCCGGCAGGCGCCGTCACGACGCTCGCGGGCAACAGGGTCCAGGGCTTCGCCGACGGCAGGGGCACCGAGGCGAGCTTCAACTACCCTACCGGCATCGCCGTGGACGCCAAGGGAGTCGTCTTCGTCGCGGACTCCGAGAACCACTGTATCCGCCGCATCACGAACGGCGTCGTCGACACGCTCGCGGGCAACGGTACGTTTGGCTCACGCGACGGCGTGAATGCGGCGGCGCGCTTCAACCACCCGCGCGGCATCGCCTTCGACCCCACCACGGGCAACCTCCTCGTGACCGACGTCGGCAACCAGCGGATCCGTAGTGTCGATCCTCGTACCAGAACTGTCACCACACTCCCCATCGGTGGCGGTGCTGCGCAGCGGCCACCTATTGGTGCTCCTCCATCAGATGCCGCGGGGCTCAATCTTACTAGCTTATCGGCGATTACAGTGGACCGCAACGGTACTCTCTATCTTGGAATGTATGGAGGTATTGTGCGTATCGACAATGTCAGAAGGATACGAGAACATGGTCGTGATTCAAGAAATGCCCTGCTTGCCGGGTTACTTCCTGACCCAAGACGACCGCTGGATGAAAAGAGAGCTGAAGCCGATGCCCCCATCGATCCCGATAGAGCTGTAAACAGAGTGCGCGAGTCTGGAGTTCTTACTGCAGGTGTAGGTCCATTCTTAAGTGGGGTTGAGCCGGTGTCAGGTCAAACTCAGGATATGAGATCGGTGCTCGGTTTTTTGGGAGATCAGCATACCGGACGGATACCGATGGGGTCTCGATTTACTGCGCCGCCACGTCCGTTGCCGGCAGCCGCACCTCCGTCGGGTGGTCGGAGTAGAAAAACAAGACGTCGCATGAAGAACCCATGTTGGAAGGGCTACACGGCATATGGTATGAAGAAAGGAGGTCCTAACTGTGTCCCCATCAAGTCCCGTCGTCAGCGGCGACGCGAGTAACGGCGACGGCGACGTACCTTGCGGCTCCGACGTCTACGACGCCCACCTGCAGGGTCTTGTGCGTCTAATCTTGTAACATTTTCGGGCCCAGGCAAGATATAGTCTGGACTGCGTACTACGAGTCCAGCAGGAAGCGGTTGGTCAAGCGCAACGACCGGGTTACGTGGGCTGTGAACCCCGTTCTGATTCGGAATGATTGTTCCTACAATATGGTAGTCCTTTCCACCCTTCGTTATATGAACAATTACGCGGTCACCTACCTTCAACGGTTCGGCAGCATTGATTAACTCGGAAGGGTCTTGCGACATTATTAATCGTAGAGGTTATCTTTAGGAATGCGAATTCGAAGTTTCCCCGAATCCGAAATAGCCACATCCTGGGGAACATGACCTCCCGAATGGAAGAAGTGAATCTGATCCAAATCACCCATCTCTCTCACTCGATTACGAAACCACAGTCGTATGAGTTCAAGCGGACGCCGAATTTTACCGGGTGGAGGACGAGCAACTGCTCCTGCCTCCACTAACAGTAACATCAGATGAGGCGATTCCTTGTCATTGAGACAGGCTCGTATAAAGTCGGGAAGTAAATGAGGCATCAATGAGTGGATGCGTTTGAGACGCAGCCACGCACTCATGAGGTTCTCTTCCTGAACACTTGAAGGACGCATGAAGGTATCGTGAACAAATGCGGAGCACATAGAACACTGCGACATTTAAAAATTGTCTTTTTTAGACCTGGCGAATTCGTTTTCGCCTACTTCCCCTTGGACATATTCGCCCTGAGAACGCAAGTCATCGCAT